CATAACATGGGTATCACACGATGACATACAAAACTGGGTCGACTCAGTCGACTGGAATCATACGGCGGTGCTTGCGCACAATGCGCAGTTTGATATTGCTATTCTTAGCTGGGTTTACGGTGCTAAGCCTGTATTTATTTTCGATTCTCTTAGTATGGCTAGGGCATTACGTGGCGTCGATGCTGGCAATAGTCTTATGAAATTAGCGGAAGCCTATGGCTTACCGCCTAAAGGCAACGCAGTACACAGCACCAACGGCATGAGTGAATTGGCATACGAGATAGAGCAAGAACTTGCTGAGTATTGTAAGCACGACGTGTTCCTGTGCGAGAAGATATTTGAGAACTTAATGCTCGAGGTTGAGGGCGGCTTTCCCCTTAAGGAACTCAAACTGATCGACATGACGCTCAAGATGTTTACCAACCCCGTACTGGAACTAGATGAGGAGATGCTACGTGAAGCGATCGCAGATGAAAGAACGAAACGTGAGGCGTTGCTTGAAAGGATTGGCATTGAAGAAACGTCGCTGGCTAGTAACGATCAGTTTGCTGATGTTCTTAAAACAATTGGCGTTGTCCCGCCGAAAAAGATTAGCAAAACGACCGGCAAAGAAGCTTACGCATTTGCTAAGAACGACGCCCTCTTCCAAGCGCTACTTAACTCTGATAATGAGGATGTTGCCCTTCTTTGTGAAGCCCGTCTCAAAGTTAAATCTACGTTGGAACGGACAAGAGCACAGAGATTCGTTGACATTTCAGAACGAGGTACGCTTCCTGTCCCGCTCAACTACTACGGAGCGCACACGGGTCGTTGGTCAGCGTCCAAGGGTTCGGGGCTTAATCTCCAAAACCTCAAGCGGGGTTCTTTCCTACGTAAATCTATCCAAGCGCCGGACGGCTTTACGCTCGTGGTTTGCGATCTCTCGCAGATTGAACCTAGAGTCTTGGCATACCTCTCGGATTACAAACCCCTACTCGAAATATTTGCGTCGGGCCAAGATGCGTACGCAGCCTTTGGTGCGCAGATGTTCGGCATTCCGAATTTAAATAAGAACGACCACCCTGACTTACGACAGTCAGCTAAGTCAGCGCTACTAGGTTGTGGTTATGGCATGGGTTGGGCTAGCTTTGCGGCACAACTTCTTACTGGTTTCCTAGGTGCACCGCCAACAATGTACGACAAGACCTTTGCCAAGCAGTTGGGGGTAAGCAGTCAAGACGTGCATGACTTCATTAACTGGGAGAAGAACATGGAGATGATGGCGGCAATACCACACACCTGCTCCGACAAAGATTTGCTAACGCATTGTTTAGCCGCTAAGAAGATCATCGACATCTACCGACACGCCGCCAACCCTGTGGTCAGCTTTTGGGAACTGTGCAACTCGTTGGTAAACAACAGTCTATATCAGGGTAAACCCTATGTATATAAATGCCTAACTTTTGACAAGGAGCGTATACTATTACCTAGTGGTTTAGCTTTAAAGTACCCCAAACTAACTGGTGACGCCGATGAAAAAGGCCGTATTCAGTGGTCGTATGGCGCCGACGAAAAGTCTAGGCGTAAGCTGTACGGGGGCAAGATAGTAGAAAACGTCGTGCAGGCAGTAGCACGATGTGTAATGACAGACGGCATGCTCAGGATACAAAAGAGGTATTCCTGCGTATTAACCGTTCACGACGAGGTAGTGGTGTTAGTACCCGAGAACGAAGCCAAAGAAGCCGAGGCTTGGGTTTTAGAGCAGATGGTGAAAGACCCAGCGTACATGCCGGGCATACCGCTAGATGCTGAAACAGGCTGTAACAAACGATACGGAGAAGCAAAATGATGTTACCGAAGCAAGTTACCATCGGGCGAACACCCCATCTGGTGCGCACGAAACCTGACGTACTGGTTGGCAAGACGTTGTGCAGAGGCTCTTTTGATGAGGCAGCACACACCATGACCATCGCCCAAGGCAACACCAAACGCGGGTATGTGTACAGCGCGGACGAGCGAAGCAATACCTTTTGGCATGAGCTTACCCACGCAATTCTGTACGACATGGACTGTAAGTTAACATACAACGAGAAGTTCGTAACGGCCTTTGCCGACCGCCTAGACCAAGCCATCAAGACTGCGAAGTTCTAAATGTGGAGCGCCGAAGAACAGACTATGGTGGACTTGATTGAGTTAAATGGGTTTGAATTTAATGCGGACACCAATATGGATTACCACATAATTCAGCTAATAGACCCCAAGACCAAGCGCCCTGTAACATTCAGAGCCGACACCGCCTACGAAGCATTACGCAAAGCATTCAACTACTGGACTAAACACAATGCCTAAAATTAAGTGGAGCCACTCAGGGCTCAAAGATTACGAAGGCTGTGCGAGACGTTTCCATGAGGTCAAGGTACTCAAGAACTACCCGTTCACCGACACAGTTCACACCATCTACGGCAAGCAAGTACACGAGTCTGCTGAACGGTATATCAAGGACGGTACACCCCTACCCCCCGAGCACTTGTTTATTCAGTCAACGCTGGACGCATTGAAGAAGAAAGCAGGGCGCAAGCTAACCGAGCACGAGATGGGGCTAAAAGAAGACCTAACCCCCTGTGCTTTTGACGACCCTGATGTATGGGTACGTGGTATCGCTGACCTACTGATTATTGACGACGAGGGGCTCAAGGCTAGAGTAGTGGACTACAAGACAGGTAACGACAAGTACCCCGACCGTGACCAGCTAACCCTGATGTCTTTGATGGTGTTTGCCCACTTTCCCCACATACGCCAAGTAAACTCCGCTCTGCTATTCGTTGTGAAGAACACGATGGTTACGCAAGTGATGACAGTAGATCAGAAAGACTTTCATTGGTGGCGGTACAGGGAGAGGGTAGCCAAGCTGGCCGCATCCTACGATAATGACATTTGGAACCCAACCAGCACCCCGCTCTGCGGTTGGTGCCAAGTCAAGGGTTGCGAGTTTAACCCCAAACACTAAGGCATATCATGACATACAAAAGAGACTACAAACAAGAATACGCAAACTACGACGGTACAGAAGCAGTTAAGAAGAAGCGGGCTCAGCGTAACAAAGCTAGGCGCATGCTTGAGCGTGAAGGTGTGGTAAGTAAGGGTGACGGCAAGGACGTAGATCACAAGAAGCCACTCAGCAAGGGCGGTACCACAACACGTTCCAATCTAAAAGCTGTGCCAGCTAGCGAGAACCGTTCGTACAAACGCACCGCAAAGGGGGCAATAAAATAATGGGAATAAGCGACAAGGACTACGCTGACGCAATAGAGCACCAAAGAGTGCACATGCAAGCGATAAAAAATGGAGGAACGGTAACGTTAAGTACAGTCGATCAACCATACGGGCAGTTCAAGGCGTTAACCGAGCAAGACCTACGGCATGAAGGCATGAAGGCACCATTATCCGCATTACTCGACATGTGGACGGTGCGGTGGGGTAGCGAGTGGGTTAGCGAAACCGAGTTTCAAGAAGACAATTTTTGGCGCATTGCTTTGGTACGCCTCACTGGTGCCAACAAGTTGGAGAAACACAACCTAGCTAACCAATACATGTCTGTGTATAGGATCATCGAATAATGCAGATCATAGAAAACAAAGCGTTGCTGTTTAAGACACGCAACCCCGACAAGTACAGCGTTATACCTAGAAGCAAAATCGTCAGCGAAGACAACGGCACGTTTGAAGTAGCCGTGTACTGGGGGTTAGACGAAACGCGTGTGCTCCGCAACCTAGGCGTAAAGAACGCACCATCACCGATTACCGCTAAGTACGACTGGCCGGGGCGGTTCAAGCCGTTTGCACACCAAGTAGATACCGCTTGCTTTCTAACTATGCACAGACGGGCTTTTGTTTTTAACGACCCCGGTACTGGCAAAACCTTCTCTGCCTTGTGGGCGGCTGATTACTTGATGAACCTTAAACATGTACGGCGTTGCCTGATTCTATGCCCCCTGTCCATCATGCACGACGCTTGGATAAGTAGTATCGGCAAGAGCATCATTCACCGTTCAGTCATTGCGGCGCATCATTCACAGGCATCACGGCGCATCGAGATGGTACAAGGCGACTACGAGTTCGTAGTAGTTAACTACGATGGGCTGAACCTGATCGCTGATGAAGTTGTTGCCAACGGCAAGTTCGACCTTGTGATTGTGGACGAAGCAAACGCCTACAAGAACCCATCAACACAGCGCTGGAAGTCCCTCAACAAGATACTAAAGCCTGACACCATGCTGTGGATGATGACAGGCACACCAGCCGCACAGTCGCCCATAGATGCGTACGGCTTAGCCAAGCTAGTAAACCCCCTAGGTGTACCCAAGTTCGCTACCGCATGGCGTGACAAAGTAATGAACAAGTTATCCAAGTTTAAGTGGGCGCCAAAACGTAACGCTCAGCAGGACGTATTTGATGCACTGCAACCAGCGATTAGATACACCAAGGAAGAGTGTACCGACTTGCCACCCGTACTTACCGAGACCCGTGAAATACCCCTTACGCCACAACAGGTCAAGTACTACCGCATGCTCAAAGACCTTATGGTTATGCAGGCATCGGGCGAGACGATTACTGCCGTCAATGCGGCGGCAGGTGTATCCAAACTATTACAAATCTCCGCAGGCGCCGCCTACACCGACGACCACGAGGTAGTAGAGTTTGACTGTTCGCCTAGATTGAACGTGCTCTTGGAAGTACTTGAGGAAACCCGTCGCAAGGTTATTGTGTTCGCACCATTTAGGCACAGCATTGAGGCAATCAACGCGCACTTACTCAGACACAACATAGCCAGTGAAGTGATACACGGTGATGTAAGCGTTAACAAACGCACAGACATCTTCAAACGCTTTCAGTCGGCCGCTGACCCCCGTATACTCGTTGTTCAGCCGCAAGCCGCATCGCATGGTGTAACATTAACAGCGGCAGATACCGTGGTGTTTTATGGCCCAGTCATGTCCGTCGAAACCTACTTGCAGTGCATCGCAAGAGCAGACCGCATCGGGCAAACTTCGACTAACGTAACCGTAATACATTTGCAAGGCAGTGAAATAGAGAAGCGCATGTTTAAACAGTTAGAGAAACGTGTTGCAGGGCACGACCTCTTGCTGAACTTGTACAAGGAAGAAATTAATTTTTAAGGAAAACCCTAAGTTGGGTTGTACACCTGACTTTGTTGATGTAAAATATTTTACAAAGGAGCATAAAAATGCCAAACGAAGAGGAAGTAGTACCGCTAGATAAACTAGCACGTGTATATCGTAAGATGTACGCAAAGGTTCAAGAACTTACCAAGCAGTATGAAAGTGAGATCGAAGAACTCAAAGCAAAGCAAGACGAAATTAAGAACGCCATGAAAGATCAGATGTTGGCGCTGGGTATGAACTCGGTGCGGACAGAAGAAGGCACTATCATCTTGTCACAGAAAACTCGTTACTACACAGACGACTGGGATTCATTTAAGAACTTTGTTGTAGAACACGATGCACTAGACCTGTTTGAGAAGCGCATAGCGCAGAAGAATATGTCTATGTTTTTAGAAGAGAACCCGGGTGTAGTGCCAGCCGGGCTCAACTCGATGTCGGAGTATGCAGTAACAGTACGTAAACCAACCAAATGAGGAGCAGTATTATGGGCGATCTAGCCAGCTTTAACCCGAATCAAACCCCAGCATTTGCACGCAAGGGTGAATTATCTGCATTAACCAAGAGCCTTACCGGCGGCACGGGCGGCGGCAGTACCAAGCGCATCTCGATCAAAGGCGGTGTATTCCGCTTGATGGCTGACGGTAAAGAAATTACCTCAATCGACGACCGTCACCTTGATGTTGTTATTGTCAATGCGGCACCGAAGATTAG